TTGCGAGGAGCCATTTGTCACCAAGGTGTCGAACAGAAGCGACCCAAGACCGAATGTTGTGTCTGACAATATGACGCTCGATATATGGTCTATCAAAGTGTCCTCGAACCCTTTTGAGTAAAGAAGTTGGCATAGTTGGTCTAGCTCCATTTGCTTAGTTGAGTTGTCAATCATTTTTGTAAGCCTTGTTTGCAAGCATCACAGTCGCAAGGGCCAACGTAGAATTTGATGTCTTCTTTAAGTTCTTTCATGGTGTCGTATGCGTAAACATGGTTTACGTCTAATGCGTCATAAAGAAACTTAAAACCATGTGGCAAATTTAAGATGTAAACACCTGGTTCGTCTGTGTCTACGTCACGTTTAACATCAAGTTTGTATTTCATTTCTAGCTCCTTAAAAGACCACAACTGTTGTGGCATGGGTGCATTGTATGTTGAGTTTGCTCTACTGTCTAGGTATTTCAACAAATTATTTTCTAGGGGATTTCCCTAATGCTAAAATGTTGAAAAAGCTCAACAATCTATGTATGACCAAAGAAGAAGCAATCAAATTAGCAGGTAGCCAAGCCAAGTTAGCCAAGCTCTTAGGCGTGACCAGAGGCGCTATCTACCATTGGAAGGAAATTCCTGCTTTGCGAATTTATCAGCTTAAAGAGTTAAAACCTGATTGGTTTGGGTTATAGTAGTTTGAAACACGGCTAGGTCTGAAGTCATGAGCAGACCGAAAAGGGTTACACCTTCCCCTGCCGCAGTTTCATTTCAAAGGTGCGGCAAAAAAGGTTAGTATGTTTTATTACCAGTTCAACATTGGTGACTACCAAAGTCACACGGCCCATCTTTCTGAAATGGAAGACTTGGCATATCGAAGGCTTCTTGATTGGTGCTATCTGCACGAAAAGCCTTTACCCTCAAACATTGATGAAGTTGCAAGACTAATTCGTATGCGAACGCATAGCGATTGCATTGCGGTCGTATTGCGAGAGTTTTTTAATCTTGTTGATGATGGTTGGGTTTCGTCTAGGGTTGTATCCGAAATACAAAAGGTTGGCGAGAAATCTGAGAAAGCAAGTGCTAGTGCTAAGGCACGTTGGTCTAAGTCAAAAGATGCGAACGCAATGCAAACGCATAGCGAAGGCAATGCTACCCAAGACCCAAGACCCGAGATACAAGACCCGAGACTTATAGAACCTACGGTTCTTGTCCCCTCGCCTAAAGTCGAGAGAACGCCAGCAGCGCCAATTTCTGAAATTGTTGAGCTATTCAATGCCAAACTTCCTCAGTTGCCAAGGTGCGAAGTAGTCAACGATGCAAGAAAGCGAACAATCTCAGCCAGATGGCGTGAAGTTGTTGCCGAGCAAAAATTCACCAAAGACCAAGGGCTTGAATGGTTTGCTGATTTCTTTGACCATGTGCGAGGCTCTAAGTTCTTAACTGGCAAGGTTAAGGATTGGAAGGCAGACATAGACTTTATTTTCACCCCCACAAAATTTGCTCGCATCGTTGAAGGTGCTTATCACAAGGAATAACCATGTACGATTTAAAAAAATCATCACAAATTTCTGAAGAAGAAAATTCGCATATGTGCCAAGCCAATGGTTGCCCTAACCGTTGGACTGTTGATAAAGGGCAAAGATTGTGTTCGGCTCATGCCTGGGCAGATTTTCGTGATTGGGACAAGATAAGCGGAATTGAATGGGCAGCTTATCGCAATCGTGGTGACCGCAACAACTATCAAGCCATGTCGGTTGAAGTCAAAGTGCCAGCCCGTAAAGTTTCTGAATCTGAAAAACGTCAAATCATCAACAATTTGCGTAACCTGATGCGGGAGAAACGCCATGCGTGACCATTACAACTTTGAAGAACTTGAAGCGGCTCGAATCCTTGACCTGGTACGCATGGGTGATGATTCTGTGCCTTGGACAGCAATAACTTGGGCCTTATGGGTACTTGGCGATGCTGTTGGATTAAGGTAAAATTTTTTTGCGGCTACCTTTAGCGGGGGAAAAGACGATTCATCACCGTCCTGCTGCATTCTTTCAATGATGATTTCCACCAATGATGAGGTGCGACATGATTACTCAAGCATATCTGCAAGAAAGATACAAATACTTAGATGGTAATTTGTATTTTGCAAAAGAAGGTTTTGGAATAATTAAAGGTTCTAAAGCTGGTTGTGTTAAAAAAAATGGATATGTAAATATCCGAATTAAACAAAAAATGCTCAAATTACATAGAGTAATTTTTTTGTTTCATCATGGATATATGCCTGAATACATAGATCACATTGATGGCAATCCAAGCAATAACAAAATTGAAAATTTGAGAGCAGCAAATGCTTCACAAAACGCTTGGAATGCTCAACTAAGAAAAGACAATGTTACTGGAATCAAAGGCGTAGGGTTTAATAAAAGGTCTGGCAAATTTAGAGCAAGAATTGCAGTCAACAAAAAAACAATTCATTTAGGACATTTTATTGATATAAAAGATGCAGAAGCAGCTGTAAAAAATGCAAGACAAAAATACCATAAAGAGTTCAGTTGTGATGACAGCAGATCAAATTGAATTCATGAAAGATTGCGAAAGCAGAGAATGGTTAGAACGCTATCGCAAGAAAGCTAAAGAGCTTGGCTATGGAGAAGCTAATGCTTGGTGGGCAGACATGATTGAAAAGATAGAAAAAAAGCGTGGCAAGAAAGAAGCTGATGATTTACGCCAGCGCATGAACAGAATCAGGACTAAACCATGAGGCGAGCCGCACGAATAGACGCTAACCAAAACAGGATAGTTGATGCCTTGCGTTATGCGGGTGCAACTGTCCAATCTTTAGCAGCAGTCGGAAACGGCGTTCCAGACCTCTTAATTGGGTTTAAGGGTCATACGATACTCATGGAAGTAAAAGACGGCTCTAAACCCCTTTCTGAGCGTTCCTTGACCCCTTTACAACTTGATTGGCATGGCAAGTGGAACGGCGGCACTTTGTGTGTGGTTACTGACGTTGAGTCAGCTTTACGAGTATTGAAGGTGATTGGATGAGCGAAGCACCGCACCGAGCAGTCGAATTTATCCTTAAGACTGCCCCATTGTTTGCCAAGGCAAAGTCTGATCGGGTCTACATTGAGGAATATCGCAAGAGTAAAAAAGCATTGTTGATGCAACAAGCCAGCTTGAAAGGTGTTCAAACTTTAGCGGCTCAAGAGCGTGACGCTTACTCGGACGAAGAATACCAGGCGCTACTCAAAGGGCTGGCTACCGCTGTTGAGCAAGAAGAAACCCTCAAGTGGCAACTGACTGCTGCACAAATGCGCTGCGATATTTGGCGTAGCGAAAACGCCAACAATCGGTTTGTTGATAGGGTAAATACTTAGATAAATGTTGATAAAACTCGACTACAATACTCCCATGCCCCGAATTTCTTGGGGTCTTTTTAGGAGCTAGTATGAGCATTACAGTAGAGCAACACTCAACAGTCATCAAGGTTGACCAAGGTGGCAAGTTGATGATTGATAAGTTTGACGATGGGGCGCACCTGTCTATCTTTTTCACAGGCGGCTATTCTTCAGTAGCATTGACCCGTGAAAAAACCGAGGCTTTGATTCAAGCCCTCCAGTTGGCATTGGAGGCAGCATGAAAAACATAGCAACCGCCCTGGTCAAAGCGCAAAAAGCATTTGGCCCTGCCCTTAAAACATCCACTAACCCGCACTTCCGCAGCCGCTATGCTGATTTGTCGGCTTGCGTTGAGTCAGTTATTGATTCACTCAATAACAACGGCATTGCCCTAATTCAGCGCAACTACGAGGACAACACAGGTGTTACTGTGGAAACCTTGTTTGTGCATGAATCCGGCGAAATCTTGGAGTGTGGCAAGTTGCACGTCCCTGCCAGCAAGCAAGACCCACAGGGTTACGGCTCGGCTTTGACCTATGCTCGGCGTTATTCATTGATGGCAGCTTGCGGTATAGCCCCAGAGGATGATGATGGCAACGCTGCTAGTCGCAAAGCCCCTGCTTATGACGCTGGTCGCCTGGCTGATTGGTTGGCAGAGATTAGCCAAGCCCCTAATGCTGATTCTTTGAAAGCGGTTTACACCGAGGCTTTTAAGGATACCCAATCAGACGCAGAAGCACAAAAGAAAATTATTGCAGCCAAAAACGCAAGAAAGGCGGCACTCTAAATGGAACAAAGAACAGATGATTGGTTTGCCGCAAGAATTGGAAAAGTCACAGCCAGCCGAGTTGCCGATGTGGTTGCAAAGACAAAATCGGGCTACTCAGCGAGTCGTGATAACTACATGGCGCAATTGGTCTGCGAACGGCTTACTGGCAAGCCAGCCGAGTCATTTAGCAACGCAGCTATGCAATGGGGTACAGAAACAGAACCACTAGCAAGGGCAGCGTATGA